TGATCCCGCCGTAGTCAAATCGCCCCAATCGGCATAAAAGCCGAGGCTGGACAAAGTGGATGCGTGGGAGGCCGCACTCGTTGCCGAGTTCGCGGCGCTGGTCGCGTGGGTGCTTGCCGCGCCAACAGGGTCGTACCATGCGCTTGAGTTGTAAACCTTGAGTTTGTCGTTGGTGCTATCCCACCACAGGTCGCCCTCGTCCAAACTAGCTGCTGGTGCGCTTGCGTCAATACGATAAATATTACTGAACGCATTTACGTTAGCAATGTTGGTCGCCGTAGTGTTCACATTCGCAATATTAGTCGCCACTGTGTCCATCGCGGTCACGTTTGCAGTTGTTCCTAACGTATTCATATCAGAAACAATGTCAGCCGTGGCAAGGGTATTCATGTCGGATATGACATCTGCGACAGCGAGAGTATTCATATCCGACACCACATCAGCGGTTCCCAGCGTATTCATGTCGGAAACGATGTCGGCAGTAGCCAATGTGTTCATGTCTGCGATGACATCAGCAGTGGCAAGGGTATTCATGTCGGAAACAGCATCCGCTGTACCCAGCAGATTCATGTTCGACACAATCGTCGCAGTTCCCAGCGTATTCATGTCTGCAACGACATCTGCGGTGGCGAGGGTATTCAAATCTGCAACGGCGTCTGCCGTTCCCAGGCGACCGATCTCTGTCGCTTTCGCGGCAACAGCACCAATGTCGGTCGCGTCAGCGGCTACCGCATTGATGTTGGCAATGTTGGTCGCGTTGGTCGCCATGTTCGTGACATTCGCTGCCGTACCCAAGGCACCCATCGCGGTCACGTTGGCACTGGTTCCAAGTAAATCCATATCGGTTATGACACCCGCTACTGCGAGAAGATTCATATCCGATATGACACCCGCATCACCGAGTAACGCCATATCAGCCACAGCATCGGTTGTTCCGAGTAACGCCATATCAGCGATCACCGCAGCGTCGCCAAGTAAGGCTATGTCTGCTACCGCAGCTGATGTTCCAAGTAAACCCATCGCAGTCACGTTGGCGGGCGTAGCGAGAATATCCATGTCAGTTACGATGGCTGATGATGCAAGAGTATTCATATCAGCAACAACATCGGTTGTCGCAAGGATTGCCATATCTGCTACAACAGCCGCTTCCCCAAGCAGAGCCATATCCGCTACAACAGCAGCGTTACCAAGTAAATCCATATCGGCGATGACAGCAGCGTCACCGAGTAACGCCATATCAGCGATGACAGCAGCGTCGCCAAGAAGTGCCATATCTGCCACAGCATCGGTCGTGCCAAGCAACGCCATATCTGCAATAACTGCGGCATCACCAAGCAGGGCTATATCCGCTATTGCCGCTGACGTACCGAGAAGACCCATCGCTGTTACGTTAGCGGTCGTGCCAAGCAAGTCCATGTCCGTGACGATTGCGGCTGTGCCAAGTGTGTTCATGTCGGCAATTACACCGGCATCGCCTAACAATCCCATCGCCGTAACATTTCCAGCTGTACCGAGTAAATCCATATCGGTAACGATTGCAGCCGTCCCTAGAGTGTTCATATCAGCGATGACATCAGTATCAGCGAGAAGCGCCATGTCTGCAACTACGGCGCTCGTACCCAGGGTCGCCATATCGGCAACAGCCGCTGACGTTCCAAGTAAACCCATTGATGCCACGTTAGCGGAGGTCGCTAACAAGTCCATATCCGCGACAATTGCGGCTGTGCCAAGAATCGCCATATCCGCAACGGCGGCTGATGTACCGAGTAATCCTATCTCAGTGGCTTTGCCAGCGACTGCGTTGATGTTCGTAATGTTTGTAGCAACAGTACCGACATTGGCTTGGGTCGCCCAGTATTTTGCGGAGTAGGATGACCCTGTGACAGGCCCAGATGTTTTCTCAGCCCACTCGGATGCCAGAGTAGTTGCTGTGCTTAGTGCTGTGCCATCAAGGATGGTCGCAAAGTTTGTGCCGGAAGGTGTCGCCGCTGAAGAAGTGTGTGCGGTTATGCAGACGTATGTACCGTTGTCGTAGGTAACAACGTCTAATTGTTCGTAGGCTGTTGCGTTAGCGTGCGCGCCCCTCTGTCGAAAGATAAACCCCTCATCTACATCAGTCCATGAAACCGATGGAGAAGCGAAGGTTCCCATTCGCGTTTGTAACTGACGCGTAGCAGAAACTATCCTAACCTGAAATTTATCTGAATCTACAAGGCCTGTTGAGGTATCCCATATATCGGCCATAAGGTCGTATATTGCTCTATCATTGAATTCACAGGCTTCAAGGTAAGTGTCGAGTACGTGTGTTCCTGTTTTAGAGGAGGTGAAACTAATCTGTTCGCCAATTGGTCTTGTAATAGCCATTATTTATACCAACCTTTAGCTTTCATGAATTTAACGAGATGAGACATTGTGAGGACAATTTCATCATCATCCGGGTATCTCTCCTCTAGTTTGTCTAGTTTTTCCCTTAAATCCCCAAGCAATCCCCTGACTTCTCCCACTTCGAGAACGAGACCTTTCGCTATATCTACAACCTCCTGCGGGGGGGAACTAACCTTCATTGCCTCATCTATTTGTAGTTTTATGTCACCAGCGATTTGCTGGCGTAACTGACCAATGAATTCTTCTAATTCGTCAAATCTCTTAATCAAAGAGTCTAAGTGTGGGTCTAGCATTATGCGCGCCCCATTGGTTGTAGATTACCGTTTTGAACTTGCTTTCCTACCCGTTCATTAGATTGAACTGAAGCTCCACGCATCTTCTCCATCATCGCCATTTCCTGACTTGGTGACATACCCTGTTGCTGTAGCTGTTCCTGGCTTATACGAAACTGGTCTAGATCGGAAATACCCATAGCACGTATAGCCTCTTCTGCGATCTTGCCTGCGTTGTATTCCATATTCAGGCCTGTCTGGTGCATGATTTGAAGTATCGACATCCATGTATCGGCACTGCGTGATGGTTCTAATGGAAGGGTTCCATCTACAACCAAGTAATCTATATCTCCTTGTAGATCAGAGCTTGAAGTAAAGTCGATGTAATCATCCTGAACCATGGTAGATAACTGATTGGGCATATTGTATGGGTCTACTCTTATAGAACCAGAGAACGGTAGTGCATCTTGTATATTCGAAACCATCATGCGTACCATAGGACGCATGGTGGTTGCTGACATTATGCGCGCCATCACACCAAGTCTTTGAGAGCCTAACTGAGTTAAGCGCTGTATTTCTGTTGCTGTTCGTACATCGGGAGTGGGAACGCCCTGCTGTGCATCAGAAGCGGCTGATGTTCTGTTTTTAAGTTCTGACAGTGCCGCGATATCTTGCCAGTGCCCTTTAGTAACGTCAGGCACTTGCGCGATGAACACACCATCGCCAGGAGTTGTTCCCGGCATAGCACGCACAACACCCCACGGGTTCCTATCAATTAGGTCTGGTATAGATACTTGTGTTGGGTCAGCAAAAATAAGATTGTTTAGTGCGGCTTGCACGTTATCTATACGAGATCGTAATAACCAAGTAGCAACATCATGAAGGGGCAGTAGTATGTCGTATAAGGATTGACCATACGTTTTATGGTTGTCGTAGTAGATTCCACCAATTACTACTGGGAACTGTTGCCCATACGGATTGAGCTGGCAACGGATGATGTACTTCTCATCCAGAACTGTGATTAAAAGCCAAATCGATTCAACTCCCGGCATACCCAATTCATAACCTGCGAGGTTTACCCAGAGTTCATCTACGGTATTGGCGTTTGAGAGTTTGAACGAATTGTGTCTTTCGTTAGCTTGGCTTGGGTCTATATTCCAGCCGCGCCCTTCTTCATGTGCATATGAATGCGCGTCCCATCCATTTGATGAAACATCAAGTCGATTACGTATTGCTGGATACTTTTTTAGTTTCGGGTAAAGCCCTGATCTAAGAAGATTGTTATAAGTAACAAAATCTGTAAAGGCTATAAACCCCATTGATTCCCAATCACCCCACGATACACGAGGGTCTGGGAATGTGCGTCTGGGATCAAAGTTAATAATATTGTTATGGTTTGATGTTGAGTCCCAGGCTATTTTGGTTGGAGCGAATCCGTAACGGATAGAGTCCTGCATCATTTGCGCTATACGGGCTTCTCCCGCTGTGCGCCTCATGTGTTGATGTAGTACACGCTCCAGAATCATTGAAACTTTACGTGAATCCCTGTTTAAGCCTTCAAGCTGAAACATGGGATTACGACCAGCAAGCGCCGCCATCAGGTATGTCATCACAGTATCTGCAATAGCTCGCGTATCTGTGATAACAGCTTTTTCCCTGAACTCGGTTGCTGTGTCGGGAACATACACATCGTGCGCCCGATCTGCCTCTTTCCAATGAGCATATCTTTTGGATATGCGTGAATGAGACATATCCAAACAAGCGCGCACGAAATCAACTAGCTTTGTTTCCTCTTCATCAGAGAGGAGTGGGGCTATGTCCTGATATTCTTCTAGTGCACGCGTATATTGGGACAGGTCGACGATGGTATGGTCTTCTGTCCCGCGGATATCACGGTAGTCTGACATGGGCTCGATTATCTTGGTTTGAGGTTAATTTGTCGTCCCTAAATACCCCAACCTCTCCATTGCGGATGATTGGCTTGTCTAGAAAACGAGTCTTTGTATTTTGTAAATTTAGTGTTAAGAGAGTCCCCTATGTTTACTTGAACATCAAAATTAACTCCCATATGCATTCTGGATATAGCATCCAAGAGAATAGATAGAGCATCTACATCATCATCATGAGTTGCTGAGGGGAATGAAACTGTTGCATCCATAAAGTCATCTACCCATTTGGCAGCCTGCGGAAGCCAAACTCGGCCACCTTCTATCAGTGGGGTTATAGCGTGTACGCGTGTAACCTTATCCGCGCTCACCTTATATGGGATAACGGCTACACCGGTCTCATTCTTCAGCTCCTGTATCAGGGATTGGCCGGAGGCTTTGTCTTCAATGTAGAGGCCGCGAAGTCCTTTGCCCCGGTATTTGGTATTCAATTGTATCGCTTTTTGCTTTAATTCAGGAAAATCATACCTCCCCTTCACCCTGTCTATTATGTAAATATCCCCATCTGTAGCTAGCCCGCCAACAAGGAAAACAGAATAATCCGCTGTTTCTGTCTTCTTGAATGCAGTGTCGGCAGAAATAATCATGGCTTGGAAGTTAGTGGGGTTGATTACTTCCGGGTCATAGAACTTCCACCATGAAGACTTAATGATATTACCGCCCTCTATATAGGGGGATTGCTGGTATAGAGCGGCGAATTCTCTTGGATTAAGCCTTTCCATCCTATCAAGCGTTTCTAATGGAAATCTATCTGGCCATAGCGCTTCTACCTTTGTTGGAGTGTAGTGGCGTTTACTAGGAGCTACTTTAGAAATTTCCCCCTGTTTTATATATCTAGGATCATCTTTAGGTAATTCTGATACAGAACGCATAATACCTGCTTCCTTCTCTAGCTTTGCAGGAAAATTGATGTGTAACCATCTATTTTCCTGCCAATCCTCAGTAGCTTGTATGCGCCCGCCCGGATCATCTGGATGCCAGCGGGTAAGAATCATTATCTGTATAGGGGGAGACCCATCAGCTTCTGGCTGTAATCTGGTCACCAATGCTGAGATATAGTAGTTCCAGGCATTATTTCGGGTAGTTACTGATTCGGCTTCCTGTCTGTTCTTAATGGGGTCATCTATGATGAGCAGGTTAGCCGGTCTGCCAGATGTCGTGCCTCCCATGCCTATGCCGAAGTAAGCTCCATTCATGCTTGTTCGCCACACATCTGCCGCACGAGATGAAGAATCAAATTCAAATGTAGGGAATATCTGGGGGAATATGTCCTCATTAGCTATTCCTCGAACACTTCTGCCAAAGTCGATTGCGAGCTGGCTGTTGTATGAGGTGGACATTACATAGCGTGATGGGTTTTTACCTATGTAGTAGGCAGGGAAAAGTTGTGTAGCAAAGGTAGATTTCGCGTGTCTAGGGGGCATATTTATGAGTACGTTATATACAGGGTCTCCCTTTAGGTTCTCCTTTTTTAGGTTTCCCTTGCTGTCAAACGTCCCTTTGAACCCGGAAGTAAGCTTTCTCTTCTCCAGTAGGTCTAGTGCGTGCATTAGAACTACTTGGAATTCTGGGAATTCCCAAGTTGGGTTAATCGCTTTTACAAAATCTACATAAGAGTCTTCCGCTCTTCGAATAGATAGAAGATATTTAGCCGCATCTTGCTGACTCAGGCTCATTCCTTTACCTCATCCACTGGAACAGACTCTATTACAGGACTAGAGCCGGAATATTGGCGGATAGTATTAATTCTCTGGGTTGCAAGCTCTGTGGCTATGGTTCTGTCATGAATTGAATCAATCATCAGGTTCATGAGGTGGTCATATATGGCCTGTTGCCTCTTCAATGGGTCTTCTATTGTATGGAACTTCTTATCTTTCATAGAGGTTGCAAGGTCTTTAAGCGTAGTAGAGCTAGTGTATTGCTGTGTTTTGGCTATATCCATTGTATCTCCTTTGTTACACCTTTCGATTTTTACTAAAACTGCTCGTGACTAGGGGCTACCAATTCGACTCGGCGACGCGAAGGCGGAGGCGGGGGTGACCCCCCCCGTGCGCACGTTTACGACGCGTGTTATGCGTAAATCGCGTTCGCGCACGCGCCTCTGCTCAGCAAAGCTGAGCAGGTCTATTGATGAGCGAGTCCAATGGCTCAAATCGCCGGAGATATTTCCGGTTCCACATGAGGAAACGTGATGAACACGATGAACGTGTTGACAACGAAGCCGAAGGTTATCGCGATTAACGGCCCAAAGGGCCGAATGGAGTTGTCTGGTCACCCGATCAGGATCGCGAAGCGGGGTCGCAAGGTTGTGTACGGTGTCGCGATTCAGGGCAACCTTCACGAGGTGAAGGCACAGGCTCCGATGGTCGTGATTGCTGACCTGTCGGCAAAGCCGATTCTTGAGGGTCGTGACGCGTATCGCGAGGGGAGCAAAGCGGCAACCAAGGCCGATCTTGCGAAGGTTCCTGCCGTGAAGCAGGAGAGTGCTCCTTCGGAGCCTGCAACCACCTTCACGAGTAAGCCTTCTGGGAAGGCTCCAGATGCGATGGAGAAGCGTCTCGCGAAGTTGGAGAAGGCTCTTGAGGCAATCGTGAGCAAACTCAGCTAATCGCGAGTTGCTGAGACAGGGGAGAGTCCTTTGGACTCTCCCCTTTTTTTTGTTCGCGCGTGTATGCGGATACTTCACGAAGACCGATGATGACGAAATCACGTTTTGGCGGAACCCTTCGTGTGGTCACGAACGATGGTATCGTGAGAAGGGGGTTCAATCATTTCAACGTCTTCGGGAGAAGCGAGAACGCCCTTTTGGGGCGTTTCTTCAACGTCTTTTTCGTGAAATCCAGACGCAATGGCCTCCAATTCATCTCGCGAGAGTTTGTTTACGTCAAGGTGACGATGTTCGACAGTCGTATGAGATTGCGAAAGATCAGGAACGATCTTCGACATCAAGGTGCGAAACAACGCGACTTGCTGTGGTGTCCACTTGATCTCACCTTCGACAGCGCGAATAGCGAGAGGAAGGATGGTCTGCACTTCATCACGAATGTATCCACGCAATTTCGCAACGTCACGCATCGTGAGAGGTGCTCTTTCGTACATTTTCGCGAGGTTGGAAACGGTGACTCGCTTCACCTTCTTGCGATCTTGGTTTATTTCTTGAGGAACTATTTTCATGATACCAATTTTCCTATTCGTGATACAGGGTGTCGTCCTCACGAACACCTATGTACACGCGTCTGCTTGGCAAAGCCAAGCAGTTCTGTTGATGTCCGAGCCGGTTTGCCACTCCGGTTCACCTTCCTTTCAACCAGTGGCGGGAGACATATCGTGAACAAGACGGAAATTAAGCGTTTACTTCCCGAATTGAGCGAGGAAATCGTTGATGTGATATTCGAGAATGGCATGACAGTCCATGATCTCACGGAGCAGGACTCGATTGGATTCGCGTTTATGGGCGACCCACTTGACCCAGATTCGCGCATAGACACCGATCTCGAAGTCATGATGGATGGAAACTGGGTCTGTTTATCAGACCCACGACTTTCCGAGGAGCAGTTGGATTCACTTCGTGAACATTGCAAAGATGTTGGTGCCTCTCTCGAAGCGGAAAACTGGTTGTAATCGTAACATGGCACTCCCTTTAGGGGGAGTGCCTTTTCGAGGAATATGCGATGGATACACCTATTTGTGTGAGTTGGCACTCGAATACTGGCAGTCGTACGGCCATTATCGTAAAACGAGGGCATAAGTTCCTGAGTCTTGTGTTTATGGACAAAGGTGTGCGAGTAAAGCGTGTGCATCTTCGCGAGGAGAGATACATGAAACCGCTTACCTATAAAGGTGGGCCTTACCCCATATTGCGAGCCAAGAGACATTATGAGCGTCATGGTCGTATGTGTGGGATCACGATGAGTGCAAAACGTGCTCTAGGAGAAATATGACATGAAAGTGCGCGTAAAGTTGCCGAGTAAGGTAGTTCACGATTCGTCTATCACTGAACTCGTGAATTTCAAGCCTTACGTGATTTTGGCTGTGCAAAAGAACCATGTTCTTATCGAAATCGAAATCACGTTGTTCACGAGTCATGACTGGCATCTAGTTGGCCCGTTAATTGCGAGATACGCGACTGACGAAGATTTGTGAAGGGCTGAAACCTTTAGGGTGTTCACCCCTCTACTTTAGTAGAGGGGATGAACCCCTTAACCTGCCGAGGAATCGGCCAACCAACCGGAGTTTGAATATGAAATGTATTCGCATATTGAAAACGAAGAAGGTTCTCCGCATGAATGACAAAGCGGCCCACGTATTGGTCAGCTATGGCAAAGCGGAGTGG